GCTGCTGCCCGAGAGTGCGCCTTCGGCGATCCGGGCGCCGCTGACCGAGCCTCGCGTCTGCCGCAGCGCTTCGATCGCGGTGCCCGACCAATCCACTTCGCCGATCTTCGTCGTGATCGCGATGCCCGCCCCCGTCGGCGCCGCGCCCGAGGTGATCCGGAGTTCGAAGGCGTAGTTGGTGTGGTCGGTGAAGACGGCCGGCGTGTTGTTGACCGAGTTGTCTTCCGCGACCGCCCAGACCGCGTAGGTCCCTTTCGCTCCGCCAGGATGGGCTCGTTCGATCGCCCCGGTGATGAACCGCCAGCGGCCTTCGATGTTCACCGCGGCGATCCCGAGCGCCGAGTCGGGGACGACCTGGAGCACCGTCGCCGACTTCAAGCTCAACGGAAGATCCATCTGGGCGGCGCTGAGGTAGTCCTGGATGCGGTTGGCGAACCAGGACGGGAACACCTCTTCGCGGGTGAAGGCGTGGTTCTCGCTCACGGGGGCAGTCTAGGTCGCTGCGGGTTCTGCTCCCGCCGGCGCGATCAGCTCGGGTGGAAGGCTTCGAGATCCAGTTTGGATTTGTCGAGGACGAAGCCGGCCGTGCTCTCGACCAGGATCTGCCAGGCCGCCGGGCGTTCCCGTTCGATGATCCGCTTGGCAAATTCGAAGGTGACCGAGCCCGGAGGCGCGGCGATCAGCACCTTGATCCGCTGCTGTTTTTCGCCAGCGCCTTCTTCCTCTTCGTAGCTCCAGGAGGCGCCGAGGAGCGCCGTGATCCGCGCCTCCCAGCCGAGCCCGGAGGCGTCGGGCGGCGCAACCAGGACGGCGGAGAGCACGCGGGCGCGGCGCTGTTCGACCGTCATCCCTTCCGGGTTGACCGGCAGTTTGTAGAGGGTCTCCCACAGCGGCAGCGTGAGGGCGTTGGCCGTGATCGGGATCATGCCGTCGCGGACTTCGCGCATCTTCGAGCGCATCCGTTCTGACTCGCCGGCGACCGCCACGCAGATCGCCTGATGCTCGGGGGCGTTCTGCGCCCAGCCGGGGTACTTGCGGAGCAGTCGCTGGGCTTCGGAGCTGAGGACGCGGACGCCCACTAGGGGACCGCGCCTTCGGTCAGCGCCGAGGTCGGGTCGAGGGTGGCGACTTTGGCCGGGTTGGAACCGATCGCCACGTTGGCCGCCGAGCCGTTGAGTTTGACTTCCTTGATGTCGTGGACGGCGTCGAAGCCTGCGATCACCGAGGCGACCTTCTGGAGCACGGCTTCGTCTCCCGAGCGGACCGAGGAGAGGTAGGCCGCGACGGCCTCCAGGATCGGTTCTTTCATCGCCAGCGTGCCGCCGGCGCCGGTGAGCGTGAAGCCTTCGTTGAACTCGATCACCGCGGTGACTTTCACGTTGACCGCGGCCGCGGTTTCGACGGTGACGGTGTGGCCGACCGGCGCCTTGCCGTGGCCTTTGCCCGCGACCGGGTCGAGTTCGGCTTTCACTTCGGCGACCACGGTCCCGGAGACCGGCTGCCCGGCCGAGGTCAGCAGGATCACCTTCACGGTGCCGGGGCCGTTCCACACCGGGATGACGATCGCCTTGCCGACGCCGGGGTGTTCGCCGGCCCAGACTTCGTAGGCCCGGATGTTGCCCGAGCCGCGGCCGCCGAAGGCGCCGATCACGCGGCTCCGCAGCGCTTCGTCGGACTCTGGATCGGTGCCGCCGAAGATCGGTTCCGCGTTCGCGACGGTGACCGCGCCGGACGATTCGACCGCCGAGAGGATTTCGGTGACCTGGCCCGTGCCGGCGTCGGTGACGAGCCCGGCTTCGCGGGCCTCGACAGCGAGTTCGATTTCCCCGCTGGCGCCGATCACTCCCGATTCGGTGACTTCGTACTCCTTGAGGTTGGCGTCGGGGACCGCCGGCGAGACGCCCACCACGGTGCCGAGCGGGATCACCGTCCCTTCGGGGCCGAAGAACGTGACCTTGCCGCTCGCCGGCGTCGCCGCCAGACGTTCGATCTCGTATCCCCCGGCCAGCGCATCCAGGTACGGCCCCCAGGAGAAGAGCACGAAGGTCGCGGCGACCATCTCCGTCCCCATCAGGTCGTAGCAGCGGGCGGCCTCCTGGACCCAGCCCTGCGTGTTCATCTGGAAGAAGGAGCCGACGCGGGTGTCCACCCATTCGTCGGGATCTTCGACCGAGACGCCTTCGTTGGCCCAGGCGTCACGGCGGTCGGAGATCGTCTGCTCGGTCTCCTCGGGGAAGAGCGGCAGCAGCCCTAGGAAGTCTTCGGCGATCGCCATCTCAGTAGTTGGGGGTGAGTTCGACTTCGGTCAACGGAACGGCCTCCTGCTCATCGGTGATGACGACCAGGTCTTCGATCGAGATCACGCCTTCGTCTGGATCGTATTCCGCCGTCACGTCGTCCAGTTCTTCTATGCGGTCGTGCTGGGTGAGCGCGTCGTTCGCCCGCGGTTCGAAGGTCACGAGCGCGTCGGTGGGATCGACTCCCCCGATCCAGTCGTCCGGGTCCTCGATCCCGAAGGCGGTCGGGAAGACGGCGTGGACACTCTGGGCGGTCTGGAGCGCGGCGTAGATCCACTGGCGCAGAGAGTCGAGCCCGCGGGTCTCGGCTGGGGCCGTCCCCACCCGCACGTAGCGCTCCGTGGTCTGGTCCCATTCCCAGCTCCGCCCGAATGGGATCGGTGACGGCGCGACCGCGGTCTGCCCGAAGGGATCGTCGGCGATCGAGGCCTCGGCCGCCGCGAGCTGTTCGGAGGCGTCGATCAGGTCGGTGTCTTCGATCGGCAGGAGTTCGAAGCCTGCGTCGTCGGGGAAGGTTTCCGGCACAGAGGGCAGGTTACCCGCGCGCCGAGCACGCTCCCGCCGAGCGGCGATCGTCCTCGAAGCCGCGGCCGCCGATCACGTGCTCCAGGTAGCGCTCGTAGCGCGGCGCGATCGCCTCCATGCCGTAGCACTCGATCGCGCGCTCGCGCATCAGCTCGGAGCCGGCGGCGCGGTTGACGTGGCGGGCGAACTCGATCCCGTCGAGGTAGTCGCCGAGCGTCCGGCATCGCCAGCCGTTGAAGCCGGTCTGGACGGTCTCGGTGAAGGCGCCCACGTCAGGCGTCAGCGTCGGCGTGCCGCAGAGGTGCGCCTCGATCACCGAGCCACCGAAGGGCTCCAGGTAGATCGTCGGCTGGATGACGGCGAGCGCCCGGCCGAGCAGGTCGGAGCGTTCCTCGGGGCCGACCACGCCGACGCACTCCCCGTAGTCGGGCTTGTCGGGGCCGGCACCGGCCAGGATCAGCGGCACTCCCGCGGCCTCGGCGATCTGCGCCGCGGCGAGCGATCCCTTGCGTCGATCGAGGCGCCCGAGGTAGAGCAGGAAGTCGCCGCGGCCCTCACCGAGCTGGAAGTCGGCCGGGTCGAAGTAGTTCGGGATGACCGTGTCGTTCCAATAGGGCGGGTCGGCCGCCTCGAACATCGGGTCCGTGTTCATCGTGGTGACGGCGTGGTACCAGGCGTAGGACTCGAAGACGCGGTAGGCGGCGAAGGTGCCCGAGTAGCCGACGCCGTACTCCACGGTCATCGGGGCACCGACGAAGTCGGCGAGTTCCTTCTGACGGGCGCCGCCGATGATCCCCACGATGTCCTCGGCGTCACGGCGGCGGTCGTAGACGTTGCGGGCTCCGCTCATGTTGGCCTCGGCCCAGCTCGCGTCGAAGGGCAAAGGCTCCATCTCGGGCCACGCCTTCACGACGCTCACGTTCTCGGTATCGGCGAGGTCGGTGCGGCCGTCGCAGTAGAGGATCACCTCGTGGCCGCGGGCCGCCATCATCTGCGCGAAGCGACGCACCTTGCCGCTGTAGGCGCACGTCGAGTTGTCGCGGGTGACGGGGCGCCCCGGCAGCGCTGGAAGATGCAGCCGCACTATTCGAGCGGCGTGATCGTGCAGGGGCCTTCGACCAGCGAGCCGAGATGCTCACGACAGGCCTGTGTGCTTGAGGCCGCCGTGGCGATCCTGAACGCTGCCGGGGTGTGGCAGCCCTCCGAACGACACTGCTTTCCTTCTCGGGTCGCCACCGCCAGGTCGAGCATCCCCTCGACCAGCGAGATCGCTTCCTCGTACAGCACCTCGGCGTCCCCTAGTTCCTGGTCGCGGGGCGTGGCGAGGGCGGCGAGCTGCTGCTCGGTGAGCGTCCCGGCCTCGGCGACCGGATCTCCCGTGTAATCGACGGCGTCAACCACGCGATCAGCCTACCCGAACCGGATCGACCAGGATCGAGTTGAAGTACCAGTTACCGCTCTGGGCGCTGATCGAGTTGTAGCGCGTCTGGACCACCGTGCTTTTCGCGATCGTCGTCCGGGCACGCCCGGTCGTGAGCGGCGCCCCGATGAAGAGAGACGGGGAGACCGTCGCGGCCCAGGCGATTTCGGTGGCGCCTTTCCAGGTATTGATCCGCATTTCGTTCGCAGCATTTGCAGCGTTCGTGGCGAACCTGCACACTCCCTCGACATCGGCTTCCATCGCCAGGGGGACGGTGACTGAGGGAGAGCCGGTCGTCTGCGGGGTGGCAGATGCCGTGGTGCGGGAGGTCGTGTCCGCAGCCGTGAGCGGCGGGCCGCCGATCTTCGCCCACGGATACGTTGCCTCTTCGGTGTACTCCAGGCGCCAGTAGACGCCGGTGGCGACCTTGAAGGTGCAGAGCGAGCCTTTGACGATCGTTCCGGTCGGGAGCGCTTCGACTATCCCGTAGTCTTTCGCGCCCGGCCCGGTCGCCCCGGTGGCGCCCGTGGCGCCCGTAACGCCGGTCGGGCCGGTGGCGCCAGTCGGGCCGGTCGCGCCGGTAAGCCCCGTGGTGCCCGTCGCGCCGGTGGCTCCTTTGGCCGCCAGCACTTCCCAGTATTCGGCGTTCGGCGGCGCCTCGTTCGTCCCCGCTTTCTTGGCGACGTAGGAGCTGCCCCCCGATTCGACCGCGTCGTTGATGACGTAGGCCGTGACCGCCGACCAGGCACCCATCCAGATGATGCCGGTCCCGGCCGGACCCGTCGCGCCGGTGGCACCGATCGGTCCCGTCGCGCCCGTGGGGCCTGGCACCGTCGAGGCCGCGCCCGTGACGCCGGTGGGTCCGGTCGCGCCGGTGGCACCTACCCCTCCGGTCAGGCCCGTGGGGCCGGTGGGTCCGGTCGCGCCGACGGGGCCGGTCGCGCCGACGCCCCCCGTCGAGCCGGTGAGGCCGGTTGGGCCGGTCGCGCCCGTGGCGCCAATCCCTCCGGTGACGCCCGTCGCGCCGGTCGCGCCCTTTTCGGCGACCAGTTCCCAGGATTCGCCGGCGACCGGGGTGACGTTGGTCGAGGCTTTCTTCGCCCGCCACGACGAGCCCCCGCTGCTGACGACCTGGCCCGTGGCGTAGGCGGTGACCGAGGACCATGCCCCTTTCCAGACGAGTCCTTCCGGTCCAGTGGCGCCGGTGGGTCCGGGAACGGTCGAGGCCGCGCCCGTTGCTCCGGTGGCACCCGTCGGCCCAGGAGGTCCGGTCGGCCCCGTGGCGCCCGTGGCTCCCGTCGCTCCGGTGGCACCTTTGCCGTGTTCTTCTTCTTCTTCGGGCTTCGCGACCAGGCCGAGCGCCACGTGTTCGCCGCGGGCGTTGGTGGCGACGACGATCGCGTCCTGCGCTTTGACCGTTTCCTGGATGCCGCGGGTGACCTCGAAGTCGTCGTCCTCGATCGAGAGCCGGCGGTCGGAGCCCAGCGCTTCGACCGTCAGCGGTTTCGCCTTGACCACGAGGTACTGCTCGACCCGCGGCGCGATGCGCTCCGCCTCCTGGCGCGAGACGCGCCGGACCTGCTCCACGAAGTTCTGGGAGCCCTGGCTCAAGCGAGCACCTGGATCGCGCAGTCGAGCGTTTCGTTGGCGAGGATGCCGAGCCCGAGGAACGCCCGGCGGGTGAGGGAGAGGTCGTCGGCGATCGGCCCCGTCGCCACCACGTAGGCGTAGACGGAGCGCGTGGCGCCCGAGAGCTGCCGGTCGATCCGGACGATGTGGCCGACGAGGTCCACGAAGGCCCCGTCCTCGCGCACGAGCGCCACGCTGCCGGTCTCGGGGTGCGTGGAGCTGCCGTGCCACCCGATCACCGCGCTTTCGGTCTCCTGGCGCAGGACAGGCCCGGAGAGGAGCTGCTGGGCGACGGGGAAGGCGCGGCGTGACTGCATGAGGTCGATGTCGAGCTGGTCTTCGGTGACGCTCATTCTTTTTCGCCTTTCGCTTCTTCGCCTTTGGTCTTCGTCTTGCTGCGTTCCTTTTCGGCTTTGTCGCGCCGTTCTTCGTCTCGCCGTTCCCGGTCTTTGAGGTAGATGTCGTCCTGGGCCAGGGTGAACGTCGTGTCGTAGCTCGCCGGGCTGAGGCTATGGCTGACGGTGGTCGCCCAGGCGAAGGCACGGTCGCGGTTGGTGCTGCCGACCTTCCCGTGCCAGCCGGGCTCGTTGGTGCGCCAGATGATCTGCGAGCCCTTTTCGATGAAGGGGATGCCGGGGATCGTCAGCGTGGCACCGCGTTCGAGTTCGAGGCCTTCGGAGAGCTGGCGCGTGGCTTCCTCGCGGAGTTCGGTGCGCGACTTCACCTGGCCGTAGTCCACTTCCTTTTCGGAGCGACCGAACCGCGCCATCGCCGAGTTGGACTGCACCGTTTCTTCGATCTTCCGCTTGTTCCCGTCGGAGTCCTTGAGGTGGCCCTTGGCCTTGATGACCGTGGTCGGGTGCAGCGAGGGCGCCGTCGCCGACGTTTCCGCGCTCTTCTCGATCCCCTTGATTTCGTAGGCGACGCCGGGGCGACCGAAGGGGACGACGTTCATGCGGCCGTTGCGGAGGCGGATGACATAGCGCAGGCCCGTCTTCTTTTTCTCGCGCGCCCACGCCCGGCGGATGACCTCCAGGCCCGAGCCTTTCAGTTTCAGCTTCTTGATCTCCACCTTCGCCGAGGCGAGTTTGCCGACCTTGACCTTCTGGTCCTTGCAGACGAAGCGGGTGATCTCGTCGGCCGTCCAGCCGTCGGGGTGCTGCTTGTCTTTCTTGAATTCCCATTCCTTTTCGTTGAGGTGCAGCGCCGAGAGCGGGTCGGCAAGTTCGACCGTCAGCGTGCCCGAGCCCACATCGACCGGCGGCGGTTCGCGGACCTGCATATCCCAGAGGACCCCCCACTTGCCGCCCCATTTCATCTGCAACCGGACGCGGTGGCCGCGGAGGATCGGCACCTCGCCGACGGCGTCGGGCGACGAACGCCGCAGCGTCAGCGTCCCCGTCATCGTGGCGCCTTCCCCTTCGATCCATTCGAGCGAGACGTTGTTGCGGTCGAGGATCAGGTAGCGGCCGCCGGGGATGTTCGGTTCCTCGGGACGCACGAGCAGCACCCGGAAGTCGAAGATGCCCGGCTCGATCGAGTGTTTCTTCCCGTCGTAGTAGGTGCCGAGGTTCGGGGCCTGGAGTTTGCCGCGGCGCGAGTTGGCTTTCTGTTCGGCGCCCTTCGACTTCGCTTTTTCCTTCGTGGCCGTCGCCACGGTCGCCTACTTCGCGCCGGCGATCAGGACGCCGTTCTTTTCGGCGACCGTCCCGCCACTCTTGCCCGGCTGTTCCGGGATCTTGATTCGGTCCCCGACCTTGTAGCGGCCCATCTTCACGAGCGGATCTTCCGAGCCCCACGAGCTGATGCCGTTCACCGCGGCGATCAGCCTCCATTCGGAGCCGTTGCCGTAGTAGTGGTCGGCGAGGTTGCGGAGCGTCGTGTCGTCGGTGATCGTGGTCGTGGTCGGCAGGTTGGACGCCGAGCCGTGGGAGCGCTCGACCGCGGAGATCTGCCGGTGCGAGCTGAGGTCCATCGACAGGTAGCGGGCGTCGGCCTCGCCGCGTTTGAGGCTGATCGACAGGCGCCGCAGCGTGGCGTAGCCGGCGAACTCGGCGAATTCACCCTTGGGCTTGTTCAGCACGAGCAGGTCGAAGATGGCGCGGCGGCGGAGGATGCGTTGCAGCTCCTTTTTGACGTGCTCCATCGTCACGTCCGGGTTGACCAGGAAGCCGGGGTCCCAGGTCATGCTCATCGCTTCGGGCGAGACGGTGTGGAGCGCCGCGGCGTGGTCGCCCGCGGCGGCCTGGGCGAAGCGGCCGGCGCCGACGGTGTCGAACTCTTCCCAGAGCGCTTCCTCTTCGACGGTGAACTCGTCGCCGATCACCACAGGCAGGATCAGGGGCGCGCGGAGCACGGCGCGGGGGGTGAGCCCGCGGATCGCGCGGAAGCGGGCGTGGAGGCCCTCCCGCGGGTGGCCTTTGACGTTCAGGGCGTGTGGGTGCTTTTTGTCGGGCATCAGCCGGTCAGTTCTCGCTCGGGGACACCATCGGAGGATTCCAGATGCCCGGCCAGCTTCCCGGCCAGCTCATCGGCGAGGCGCCCGGCGATCCGCTTCGCGTCGCTCTCGTTGCCGATGTGCGCGCCGCGGAGGTCGAGCGCGATCTTGAAGGTGTGGCCGCCCGAGCCGGTGCGGCCGCGGCCCGCCGGCGTGATCTGCACGTCCTCGGGACCGTGGCCCTCGCCGGCGCCGAAGAGCGTCGGGTTCTTGACGCGGAAGTGGCCACCGCGGGCGAACCAGCCGGCGAAGCCGGGGCGACGGCCGCCGAGCGCGAAGCCCTGGGTGAACGCGGTGCGGGCGCCGCCTTCGCGGACATCCTGGCGCGGGATGCCGGGGCGCTCCCACTGGTTCATAAAGAGTGCGGCCGCGGCCTCGGGCGTGCCCGCTTTGTTCAGTGCCGGGATGAGCCCCGAGCCGCCGTGCTGGAGCATGAAGCGCGTCTGGAATTCGGGGCTCGTCCAGTGGTTGCCGCCCGCGGCCTTGAGGTTGGCGAGCGAGATCGCACCGGCGGTGAAGCCCCAGAGACCGCCGCCGCCGGTGCCTTCGGCGCCGGGGTCCATGCTCGACTCGGCGTAGGCGTTGCCGATGATCCCGGCCGCGCCGACTTTGTTCGCGCCGGCGGAGAAGAGCACGCGGGCGATCTGCCGTTCGACGGCGCTCCGACTGCCGCCCGGCGCCGCCGAGCCCCCCGCCAGGCCGCCGCCCCGTTTGCCGAGGATCTTGTTGATGTTCTGTTCGAGCCCGGCGGCCTGCATTTCGTTCGAGCGGGTGACCATCGCGCCGCCGAAGCCGCCGAGTTTCGACTGAGCGCCTTTGAGGCGGATGTGCTGCGCCGCGCTGCCGAGGACGCCGCCCCTGGCACCACCGGCGCCGGCCGCGAGCTTGCCGATCTGGCCGACGGCGTGGGCGACGCCGAGGTGGATGTGGTTGGCGTGCTCGCCCCACACCGCGGCGTAGTAACTAGGGTCTACGAACTTCCCGTCGCTGACCGAGAGGTTCGGGTTGTGGATGCCCTCGGTGAGCTGGCGGTAGAGCCCGGTCTGTTTGATCCAGGCCGAGGCGTCGAACATCGTCTGGGTGTCGCCCGCCACGTCCACCGCCTCGCCGGCGTAGTGCAGCGAGCCCGAGACGTGACCGCCGCTCGTGGTGCTCGTGACGGAGAGGCCGGGGTAGTGGCCGAGCACGACGCCCGCGACCTCGCGGATGCCCTGATGCAGGCCCGCCGGCCCGATGCCCCGCCATGCGGTCCCGGCCGTGGCGCCCGGCCGTTTGCCGCGGCCGCCGAGAGCGAATGCGCGGGGCTGCTCGGAGTGGGCGCGGCCCTCGTTGGCGATCTCGCGCCCGAGCGACGTGCCGAACTGGCCGAGCATTTTGTCGACGCGGTTCTCGGTGTGGCGGTTGGCGAAGTACAGCTCGCCGCCCGCGGCCATCCCGCCGCCGGGGATCGGCACCGTGTCGTGCAGCGTGCCCGTCATCGGGATGCGGCCGCCCGTGGCCATGTTGTTGATCGTTTTCGAGGCCTGCCCGTGGTTGTGGGCCTGGGCGTTCAGTTCCGAGCCTCGTTTGGTCGGCGTCCCTTTCTGCGCTTCGTGGACGATCGACTGCGCCTGGCCGGGCTTGTAGCCCATGTGTTCGAGGATCGAGAAGGCCCGTTTTTCGAGGGCGGTGAAGTTCTTGTTGACTTCCGAGTACGCGATCTGGGAGTTGGTCGTGAGGAGTTCGTTGACTTTCGACCAGGATTTCCCCGAGGTGTCAACGATCTTCCCGTTGATGATTTCGACCGACTGCCCCATCCGGGCGAAGCGCTGTTCGATCCCTTCGGCGTATTCGTTGACGACGCCCTTGAGTTTCGGGTTGCCTTTCGCGAGTTCGCGCGCCCATTCCATCCCGAGCTGGTCGAACTGTTTGAGGGTGTTGCCGTGGAAGGTTTTCGCTTCTTTTTCGAGTTCGGAGATCGCCGTGCGACCCGCGCCTTTTTTGCCGTGTTCGGCCCGGATGCCGAACGATTCCCCGATGTCGGCGACGACGCCTTCGGCTCGCCCTTTCCGAGCTTCGCCCTGGTATTCGCGGAAGGCGACCCGGCCGTGGGCGATCGTTTTCGCGCGGACCTTCTCTTCTTCGGCCGAGAGCGTTTCCGGGCCGATCCCCTGCGTGCCGATTTCCACGGTGTGGGCGTAGGCGCCATAGAGCCGCCGCTCTTTCTGCGCCATCGACAGGTCTTTGTTGCCGGTGATTTTGCTGAGGATGTACTGGGCCTGGCGGGCGCCCTTTTCGGCCTCTTCGTTCTTGTTCGGCGGCGCAGGGAAGAGTCCGAACGTGGCCTGGTTGGCCCCGCCGGCGACTTTGTCGAGGAAGTTGCCTTCCGTGCCGAGCGCGCCGAGCCCACCGCTGACCATCAGGTAGGGGGCGATGCTGCCGAGGAAGCCGCGGCTGAGTGACTCGACGGCGCCGCCGACTTTCGTGCTGCGGGCCACGGTCGAGAGGGCGCCGATCCGGCTGACCCCCGCCTCGCGCTCCAGTGCGTAGGCCGAGCCGATCTCGCCGGCCCCGAGCGGAGCGCCGTAGCGGTTGGTCCCGAACGAGCCGAAGGTGCTCGGGCCGCGGCCGCCGCCAACGAAGGGGACCATGCCGGTCGAGCCCGTCGCCGCGGTGCCGGTGATCTTGCCGCCCAGCCCTTTTTTGAAGTTGCGGACGCCCGCGCCCCCGGCAAGCAGCAGCGGCAGGCCCCCGGTCGAGAGGAGCCCGGCGCTGGAGAGCGTCTGCACGAGGGTGGCGCCCTCTTCGACCAGCGGCGTGAGCTGCTTGCCGATTTCGAAGAGGAAGGTGGTGATTTTGGAGAGCCCGCCCGCGATCTTCTCGGTGCCTTCGGCGCTCTTTTCGAAGAAGTTGGTGATTTCCCGCGGGTTGTTTTTGACCCATTCGTCCCACGTGTCGAGCTGTTCGGTGAGGTCGTCCACCATCGACGTGCCAGGCCCGGCCGCCGGTTTCAGCAGATCCTCCATGAGGGTGAAGCCGGCGCCGCCGAGGTGCCCCCAGGATTTGAGGTCATCGACCAGGCCGCCGATCTCTTTCCGCGTCCCGCCGAGGTCGTTGGTGGAGGTTTTCCAGCCTTTGGTCCACTCGCCCAGGAAGACGACGCCTTCGTGGAAGAAGGGCTTGCTGGCCTGGGCCAGGTTCATCACCGTGCCCGCGATGTTTTCGATCGTCTTCTCCGCGGGCGCCAGGTCGTTGATCGCCTCCTGGCCGATCGAGTTGATGAACGACTGCGAGCGGTTGCCCGAGAGGAAGTTGGCGAAGTTGCCCGTCTGCGTCTGGGCTTCCCCGAGGAATTCGTTGGAGAGCGGCGCGATCGTCGGGAGGAGCTGGCGGCCGAGGTTGATCCCGCGCGTCCCGATCCCCGCCACGGATTCCTGGCCGGGTTTCGTCATGGAGTTGAACTCGCGACCGAAGAGCGTGCGGGCTTTCAGGAATTCGGCCGAGCCCGGCGTTTCTTTCGCGGCGATGTTGTAGAGGCGGAGTTTCTGGGCCGCGGCTTTCGAGTTCGGCCCGGTCTCGATCACCTGTTTCTGGTAGGCGGCCAGGGCTTTCGAGGCTTCTTTGATCCCCGAGATCGTGGCGATCGTCGGGCCTGCCGCGAGCCCCGCGCCCACGCCCGCGGTGGCGTACCCGGTGAGCCCGAGCGCGCCGGCGCCGAGCGCGGCCGCACCCGCCGACCCGATGAGCCCGGTGGCGCCCCCGATCAGCGGAGGCGCGGCACCCAGCGCACCCGCGACGATGGGCCAGGGGAGCGAGCCTGCGAAGGGGATGTTGAGCCCGCCGCGGCCGCCACCGCCGCCGACCCGGCCATGCGTGCTCGTGCTCGTGCTGACGTTCGGCCGCGCCGTGAGCGTGCCGATTTTCCGCATCCGCTCTTCGATCCGGTCGAGCTTGGCGAGGGTCTCCTCGTAGCCGTCCAGGTCGATCTTCGGCCGGGCGTTGGTGGTCCCGAGCGTGCGGAGCGCCGCCTCGACCTCGCCGGCGGCGTCGCGCACTTCGTTCAGGTCTTTGACGTAGCCGCGCGCTTCCGAGGCGTTGCGCTCGGAGAACACGTCGTCCATCGTTTTGCCGAGCCCCTGGAGGACGAGGTCGGTCGCCGCGCCTTCGCGTTTGACCCTTCCCAGGGCTTCGGTAGCCGGGCGATCGTTGAGGTCGAAGGTTCCGCGGACGGCCATCAGAAGCTACTCCCGAAGGCCTCCACGAGATCCACGGTGGTGCGCTCCAGTTCGGCGGCGTGGATCGCGAAGGCGGTGAGCACGGCTCGCCCCCGCGAGGGCCACGGGCAGCTCTCCATCGCGCGATCCCAGGCGGTCCAGGGCTCGACTCCCCTGAACCGCCATTGCGTGTAGAGCAGCCACGTGGGTCCCCGTCGCTCTAGGAGTTTCCCACTGCGGTCGCGATGCTCTGCTCGCCGGCCTGGCGCGGTTCGCCGGGCAGCTTGCCTTTGGCCCGCTCGGCGCCCTCGACACGATCGGTCGAGAGGCCCGCCGCCATCCGGATCTCTTCGGCGACGGCGCCGAGGATGCCCGGTTGGAACTTGAAGCGCGCCCGCATCGGGTCGGCGACCGTGCCGATCGGCCCGCGGAACTTCTCCGATTTCGGGTTCACCTGGTTGCCGTCGGCATCTTCCAGGTAGAGCGTGGCCTCGGCGACGATCGCCGCGTTCAGCATCAGGCGATCGACCTCGCGGCCCATCAGGGTCTGTTCGCTGTGCTCTTTCTCCAGCTCGTCCAGGCGCGTGTCGTCCACCTGGCGGAAGTGGAAGGTGAGATCCTGGCGTCCGTCGGCGGTGTCCACGTGGGCCACGCAGTCGAACTCCAGGGGCTCGGTCGGGCCGAGGAGCCAGTCGAGGACGGTCGCCTCTTTCTTCGGCCCTTCCGGGTCGTCTTTGCCGAGTTCGCTCCTGGCCGCCTCGACCAGGGCCTCGGGTGCGTCGGGGGCGAGGCCGAGGCGCTTGCGCTCTTCGACCTGTTCCTCGGTCAGGCCGTCATGCCGCTCTTTGCTGCTCTGGGTGGTGCTCATCGTGGCTCCTTTCGCCGCGCGATGGCCCTGGGTCGGCTGGTACGGCGGAGGCAGACGAACCGCCCTCGACGTTGGCCCCCGGCTCAGGGACTAGTTGGATGGTGTACGACCCGCCTTGCAGGCGGAGCGCTCGCTGCATGAGATCCTCCGGGATCTCGTGTCTCGCCGCGATCGTGGTCATCGCGGCCAGAAGGTCTTTGGTGCCGTGGTGCGGCTTCGCCTCGATCTCGCGGGCCAGCTCGTTCCACGCGGCGGCCCAATCGACGGCCGGCACGGGGGCTACCCGTTCTGGAAGGTCTGGACGCCGCTGTCGGAGTAGACGAAGGAGTCGAGCGGGAGGTCGTCGTTGAACGTGAACGGCACGTCGCGGACGAGGAGCTGGTCTTCCTGGGAGAAGCCGCCCGAGTAGCTGTAGAGCGTGCAGCCCAGCAGCGACCAGCGCGTTTTCGCGGGAGCGCCAACGTCGTCAATCTGGGTGATGACGTTGAATTCGGGGAATTCGGCGGCCTCGACGCGGTTGCCCGCCTTCCTGGCCTGGCAGAAGCCCCACACCATCCGGCGCCACTCGTCGTCAACGTCCTGGAAGCGGAAGGTGCCGCGGCGCGCCTCGGCGCCCGGCTTGGTGCCGTCCTGCCACGTGCCCGGCATCGGGACTGGGATCTGTTCGATCTCCACGTCCCACTGCACCGAGACCACGTCGCCGAGCATCCGGCCTTCCCGCCATACCGTGCCGGACCGGCCGGCGCGGCGCTGCTTCGGAAGAAGGTTCCCCTTCGGCCCTGGATATGCCTGTCCCGCCATCGGGCTACCTCACCTTTCCAGTGCCGATCAGGAAGTTGGTCGTGCGCGCGAACTTGAAGCCGAATTCGAAGACGATCGCGTCTTCGAAGTTGGGGCCTGCGTCTTCCACGATCCGGAAGAACGGTTTGTCGGCGGTGTTGGTGCCGGGAAGGATCATGCCGCGGGTGAGAAGGTCGCTGATTTCCGCGAGCCCCTTCTGGTTCACGGCCGCCATCGTCGTTTCGATCACCCGAGTCGGCCCGACGATGTTTTCGTCGCCCCACTCTTTCATCCGCCGCAGGAAGAGATCGCCGACGCGGACGATGCGCGGGTCAGAGAAGAGTTCGTAGGGCTTGTCGGGGTTGGTCTGTTCGATGAAGGTCGTGACGCCTTTGGCGATCATCAGTTCGGCGTCGGCGCGGGAGGCGCGGCGGAAGACCGTGAGGCCCTGCGCTGCCGCGGCCGCGAGTTCGTCCGTGGCGATCGCCACGGAGCCGACCTGCTGGAGCCCCGCGACCGAGGCGAAGGTGAGGCTGGACTCTTCGCCGCGGCCGGCGAGGATGCCGGCGATCCGCGGCGCGAGCTGCGAGGTGGTGACTTTCTGGTCGATGAAGCTGTCGAAGAATTCGCCGCCGGCGAGCCGGATGACGTGCTCGCTGCGGACGGATTCGGCTTTCGTGATCGCTTCGCTCAGGTTCTCCGAGCCCGCGCCGCCGAGCACCGTGGTGACCGGCGTCTGGTTTTCGGCCTGGGTGAGCGTCCACGTGTAGACCATCGCGACGATTTCCGGGGTGACCAGGTTGAACGGCGCGAAGATCGAGATGTCCTCTTTTTCGAGGGCGGCGAGGGCTTCTTCCCATTCGGTCGCCGAGAGCGAGGCGCCGTCGTTGCCTTCGGTGAGCGAGGAGCCGGCCGTGGTCGCCAGAGCGACGCCGGTGGCTTTCATTTCGGCCTTGACCAGTTTCGAGCGGGAGTTGACCGCGGTCGCCAGGCCGGTGATGTCCGTTTTGACGAAGGAGTAGCGCTCCTGGACCGCGCCGTCGAGGCGGATCGTCAGGCGAGCGTTGGCGGGCGTGACCGGGTCGGCGTCGATGACGACCGAGATCCGGTTGCCGCGGGTGCCCTTGTAGAAGGCGGTGAGGATGATCGCCGCGGCCGCCGCGGTGTTTTTGATTTCGAGTTTCGCCGCTTTGACCGAGCTGGCGGCCATCCGGTACACGTAGACCGTGCCGGCGCCGGGCTGGCCGGGGACGCCGGGGCCGACGCAGGCGCCGAGGACGGCGTTGCGGCCTTCCGTCGCGGTGTTGCCGAACTGCGAGTCGAAGGAGGCGAAGACTTCGACTTCCTTCACGCCTTCTTCTTTGCCGAGCGGCCCCCAGTCGTGGACGATCGGGATCGCCACCGAGGCGGCGACGTTGGCGGGCGGCCGGACGGCGGATTCGCCGACGAGGTGGATGTAGGTACCCGGATTTTCCGGGCGCGTCAGCGTGGCCATCTCAGCTTTCCTCCGCGGACTCTTCGGGGGTCGGTTCGACGGTCGGCGCGACCGTCACGGCGCCGCTCTTCGGATCGACCTCGGTGAGGTTCTCCGAGGCGTCCGGGTCGATCGGCGTGCTCACGAAACCCTCCACGGCCTCTTTCGCTTCCGCGACCGTGAAGGCATCGCCTTCAAGCTTGGAGAGCGCGCCGGCCAGGACGTACTTGCCGTAGCCCGTCAGCGTGCGCGCGTTGGCGACCAGGTCGGAGACCGAGAACTTCGGGTCGTCCGGGTCCTGCCCTTCGGGCTCGGCCGGCGTGTCGTCGGCGGCCTCGTCCGTGGTGTCGGCGGCCCGCTGGTCGGCGGCGGCTTTCGCTTTCGCCTCCTCGGCAGCTTTCGCGTCGGCCTCGTCCTTGGCTTTCGCTTTGGCGGCCTCGCGCTCGGCCGCGGTGGCGGCGTCGGGGGCCTCTTTGTGGGGGCTGCCGCTGGTTCTATGCGGGGCGTCGCTCATCGGAGCGCAGAATAGGTGAGTGCCGGAAGTGAAACCGCCGGCCGACGGCTAGACGATCGGTTTCTCCACGCCCACGAGGCGGTCGATGTCCCGGACATCGTCTTTGGAAGCGGTGCGGCCGGGGCGTTCGATCGAGATCCGGAAGTTGCCGATCACCGACCAGCGCACGGGATCTTCGGGGTCCTGGATGCCCTGAACGGAGAGCGAGGCGGAGTCCACCCACATCACGGCCTCGGGGTCAGCGGGGCCGCCCTTCTCGTCGCCGACGATCGGCACGCCGGCGTAGTCCCACAGCGGCAGCCGCAGCGGCCCGGCCCAGTTGATCGTGCGCCCATCCGCTTCGGTCGTGATCGTGAGGCCGGTGTTCAGCAGCTCGTTGAGCTGGGACTTGAGCTTCGAGGCTTCGAGGCGGCCGTTGCGCACGTCCTCGATCGAGCCGCTCATCACCCGCGGGTAGAGCGAGATCGTGATCGGCATCGCCTCTTCGACGCCGCCCTGGATCAGCGACGTGCGGGCGCGGACCGTGTTGATCGCGCCCGCCAGGATCACGGCGACCGGGCGATCCTCGTCTTTCACCTCGCGGCGCTCCAAGCGGATCTTCCACGGGCCGGTGTCGCCGGTGCCGTCCTCGCCGAGCGTCATCGCCAGGTAGCGGCGGATCGAGCGGAGGATGTCGTCGTCCTGGAAGGCCACGAGGAAGAGGATACGGCGACCCCCCGGAGGGAGCCGCCGCACCTTGCCACTCGACCCGTTCCAAGCCCCCCGGAAGGAACGGAGCGACCAGCCTACAAGGCGTTGTACTCGTCTTCCTTCGCCTGGACGACCGGCCCGGCGATCTCTTCCCACGAGATGTCGGTCTGGGCTTCGCCGTCGCGCATCATGTGGACGCCCTGGGTGCCGGGGTGCCAGACCTCGATCGCGTAGCGGAAGACGGGGCCGACGGGGAAGCGCAGGCGTTTCGCTTTCTTCGCGGCGATCTTGTGCGGGCGCGTGTCCTCCTCCACGAAGTCCACGATCTGGCGGCCCTCGGCGTCGATCGGCTTTTCGCGCGAGAACACTTCGACGCGGAAGATGTCGTCGCCGACCCGCGTCACCTCGGTCGTCGCCCACGAGTCGCGCATGGTCCGGGGCGTGCGGCCACCGCGGTCGAGTATCCACTCCTCGAAGTTGCCGTGGTAGGCCTCGGGCGGCCGCGCCGTCGGCGTTTTGATCGCGACGAAGTTGCGGAAGCGCTCGCCGACCTCCTGGACGATCGCTTTCCCCGTGTCGGGGACGAACTCGGCCGGGAAGAGATCCTCGGCCAGGGTGCCGACGGATTTGTAGCCCATCAGGCTGGCGCTCCGCGTGGGAAGCGATCGGACCCGTCGGGCTCGGCCCACCGCGGTCGGTCCTTACTGCCGAGCGCCTCTCCTAGCCGCTCACCGTTTTCGACCATCTGGGCTGCGAGTTCGTCCTGCGGCGACATCGGGACGAAGGTGAAGACGCCCTCGTCACCAACCTCGGCCGCGCCGACGCCGAGCCCTTCGACCTGCATCGTGCGCCAGCGATCGCCTTTGCGTGACGGCTTCACCGAGAGCACGAGCCAGCACGAGCCCGTGCTCTCCCGCAGGCCGATGTCGCCCTCTTCGGGCATCCGCCGTTCCGGCCATTCGAACCAGAGCCAGCGAGAGATCTTGCCGGGAGTGCAGCCGCGAGCCACGTGCTACACGGTACGCCGTAGCACCGCGACGGCCTAGAGAGTGCGCCGCGCGAGCGCGATCACGAGCAGCACGAGGATGATGACGATGAGAATCCAGACGATGGTCATGGCCGCCTCCTACCCTCAGCAGGGCACGAGGAATCCGCCCCGGAGGAAGCCGTGCCAATCCTCGGTGGCGATCGAGCCCGCGCCCGCCTGGCAGGTCGAGCGACCGGGCTCGGGCACCTTGTCCACGGTCAGCTTGGGCGCCTCGCCGTGGCAGCACCAACAGTCGTGATCCTCGCCCTTGCGCGTGCAGTTCGAGGCCTCGCTCCCGATGTGCCAGGTCCGGGTACGCCCGTCAGGGCTGCCACCGGGGAGCACCACGGTCCAGGCCGGCCCGTTGCCGTTGACCGAGCCCCAGCCGCGCATCCAGAAGGCGTCGAACATCGCGCCCGCCGGCGCGTCGCGGAGGATCATCTCGCGGCCGTCGCCGGCGACCCAGATCGTTTCGGTGTGGATCTGGCGCTCCTCGTCGTCGGGGAAGACGAAGCCGCACTCGTTGCAGGTCGTGGGCCAGCGCGGGTCGTCGTCGGGGATCTCGGGCGTGGTCACGTCGAAGGTGCCGTCCTCGGCGATCCGGCAGGGCGCCTCGGCCGCCAGCCGCACCATCGCGTTGTGGTAGCCGTAGCTCCCCGGACACGACTGGCCCTCGTCGTCGTGCAGGAACCGACGCAGCCAGACGCGGGCGCGATCGCTCGGGGCGATGAGGAAGCACTCGACCCCGGTCACGCGAACCGCGCGCCGATCGAGTCGTCCAGGATCTCCCAGGCGCCGTGGTGCAGGAAGCCGTGGAAGCAGCGGGGCTCCAGGCCCTCGTTCCACTGCGACCGGATCGACGGCTCGACGTGGACGATGCCGTCGGCGTCCTCGGTGATCTGCCAGCGGGGCTCCAGCTCGGCCGCGGGGCCGTTGATCCGGTTCCACTTGTGCGAGGGGAAGCCGGGCATGGCGAACCAGAGCGAGAAGATCCCGCCGTCGGCGTTGTAGTTGAGGCAGTAGTCGCCGGGCCTCTGGAGGTGGTTCACGTCGGCGACGCGGCGCCCTTGCACGGTCTTCATGCGCCCACCGGCCGATCGGGGTGCAGCCCCAGCATCTCGGCGACCCACTGCGGCCGCGGCGACTGGGTGAGCGCGGCGAGCGCCAGGTCGAAGTCGCCGCCGACGTGCTCGACCACGGCGTTGACGTTCGTGACGCTGATGTCGGTCGGCAGCTCGGCCCGCTGACGAAGTTCCGTGACCTGGCCCATGTTCCACCTAGTCCGCGGCCCCTTGTCGAGCACGTCGTCCAACTTGGCGGGCATCAGCGGCGCCCCAGACGGCCGTATGGCTTGGGTCGCCGTTCGCCCTCAGCGATCGCCTGGCCGCCGAGCGATTCCCGAGCAGCGATGCCGCGGGTCTTGGCGGCGTCGTAGGCCACGTGCTCGGCGTCCGAGCCGTGGTCGAGCGGTTCCGTCGCCGAGCCCGCGATGCCGTCCTCGAAGCCGCGGCGCCGGGCTTCCTCCAGCGCCAGGCGCTTCCGTAGGAACATCAGTCGAGCACCCGTTTCAGCGTGGCTTCGTAGCCGAGCACTTCGCCGGGCGGCTGGTAGGCCGCGGGGTCGCCTTCGACCTGGAAGAGCACGCCGGGGATCTCCTCGCCGTTGACGGGGACCGTCTGGCCGGCGCCGCCGAGCACGTCCCAGAGATCGTCGTCGTCTTCGGGGTCCACGATCACTTCGTCCTCGTTTTTGAGGCTGACCCGCGTGCCGTCGTCACGTTCGGTCTCGTAGATGATCGTCGGGTCTTCGAGCTTGCGGCCGCCGACCGGAGTGCGTTCGGTGGCGGCGCCGTGGCCCTGCATGTAGAAGCAGTCGAAGGACGCCGACAGCACCCGTTTCTCGTCGGGCTCGCCCTCGATCCACGTGTCGGGGTCGCCCTGCACCGTCGAGACGATCCGCGCCGAGTGGACGGTGATGTCCCCGAGCGGCATCGACTACCAGCCGGGCCAGCCGGCGCGCGGCGTGTAGTTGGGCCGGTTGCCGTACTCGAAGGCGACCAGGCCACCCTCTCCGGTGGGGAAGTCCTCCGGGTCCCAGAACGAGAGCCAGTAGAGGCGTTTGGCGTCGGTGCAGAGCGCCCACAGCAGCTCGGCCAGGCGCGGGTCGGGATCGAGCTGTTTCGCCGCCTGCGCCTGCTGCGGGCCGAAGTAGGACTCGGAGTAGGAGCCGGCCGAGAAGCTGGCGAGGTTGCCGCGGGTGAGCGACTGCCGCCGGCCCTTCACCGTCCTGATCGCCGAGTCGAACTGGTCGGTCTTCATCGCGATCGTCAGGATCGCCAGCGGGTCGAGGTAGTCGGGCACGTCTTCGGCGCCCTGTTCGCTGCCGCCGCCGATGATGCGCCCGGTGAGCGAGCCCACGAGCGGGCCGGTCACCGCGGCGAGCGCCGCCAGTTCCGCGTTGTGCTCGGAGTCGTCGGGGTAGTGCTGGCGAAGCGAGGCGGAGACGGCGCGGAGCTGTTCTGGCGTGGGGATGTCCACGGGGTCGATCGTACGCGCTGGCGGGATCAGCGCCCGCCGGGGCGGCGCTCTAGTCGAGCGTTTTCAGCTCGGCGGCGTAGGCCTTGGCCTTCGCCTGGGCGCGATCGAGGCTCTCCTGGATCGAGGCCTGCCACGCCTCGTCTTTGATCGCCTTCGCGGCTTTGAGATCGACTTCGAGCCCGTACTGCTCGTGCTCGACGCCGTCGATCCGGCCTTCGAGCACCGTCCGCTTCTGGGAGTCGTTCATGGGCGGCAGCGTAGCGCACCTGAACGACGACGACCCCGCCGAAGCGGGGCCGTGTCGGGGATCACCGAAGGCCGCTCACGGGCGGCGAGTGAATGTCAGGAAGGGTCGCTCTCCTCGGCGGGCTTGTCGGGGCGCGTCTCCAGCTCGGCCGCGGCGGCCGCCTTGACGCTGTCCGCCCTTGCCCGCTCGGCGAGTGCGGCGACGACCACGGTCGAGTAGTAGGGCAGCCCGGCCTTGAGCGTGTCCGCGTTGCCCTCGGGCAGCTCCACCTCGTCCAGGCTCTCGGGCCAGACGGCGCCGGTCTCGGCCTCGGCGGGCTGCGGCGCGGCCGCCAGCTCCTCGGCGTACTGCTCCGCCTCCTTCGCTTTCGCCTCGGCGGCAGCGCGGGCCTCCTCGGCCTCTTGGACCTGCTGCGCGGCGGCCACGTCACGTTCGTGGGCGACGATCAGCGAGTCGCGGACGGACTGGGGCATGACCAGCAGCTCGCCGGTCTCCTCGTCCACCGGGTAGCCGGGGTCGCCGGGCGCGACGCCCTCGGGCAGCTCCACGAGGTTCTCCTCGGGCACCGGGGGCGCCTCGGGGTCCTCGCCGGGGATGCGGTCGTGGCGGAGATCGTCGTCGTGCTCGCCGGATGCGCCGGCGTGGACCTCACGAGCCAGGCGGGCGTTCTCCGCCCGCGCGTCCTCCAGGGCCTTGCGCAGGCTGCCGGCGTCGGACAGCTCGCCGGGCAGCTCGATCTTGCCTTCGCGCTGGGCCTGGTCGTACGCGGCGACCGACTTCGGGAAGGTGTTCGCGTTGTGGAGCACCGCGCAGCGGGCGGTGCGGCCGGAAGGGGTTTCGTACTGGATGATGACCATGCCGTCGAAGGCGTTGCCCTTCGCGGCACGCACCCGAGCGCCGAGGATGTTCTGCACGGCGCCGCGATCGCCGACCTCGCCGACGGCCTCCAGCGCCCGCTCGCGCACCTCGTCGGGATCGAGGAACTTCGAGCGCTGGCGGTGCTCCTCCCGCTGCATCGCGACCCGCAGGTCTTTCGGCATCTGCCGGGCGACCGCCTGGAGCAGGCCTTTCGCCTGGTTGTGGACGCCGAGATCCTTGACCAGTTCGCCGGCTTCGTCGGCACCTACGTCTTCGGGTGCGACTCGGAGCGGTGAGAGTCCTGCTGCGGGCATGTGGCGTCCTCCTACTAGGGCTGGGCTTTGACAGCGGCCAGCGGCTCGCCGACCGCGCCGCCGAAGACGTGACGGACCTTGAAGGGGATCTCGTCAAAGTCCATCTCGTACGGGTCGGATGCGCCGCCGCCGACACCCTTCATCCCTGGGTCTTTCAGGAAGATGTAGGGGTCCTTGCGGTTGCGCAGGAAGGAAGCGAGGAACGCGGGCCGGTCCTGCGCGTTGGCCAGGATCATGTAGTCGCCCGGCGTGTTCAGCCAGGGCTCGACCACGATCGCGTCCTCGGGCAGGATGCCGTTCAGCGGGTTCGAGCGCCCGGTGTAGAACTCGGCCGGGGAGCTGTCGGCGTCCTGGGTGACGCCGGTCTCGGTGGATCGGATCATGCGCAGGATCTTCGCCTTGAGCGACGGCTCGCGGACGATCACTTTGGCGGCTTCGACCAGGATCGGGATGTCGTCCCGATCGCGGCGCAGGCTCATCGTGTCGAGCATGGCCATGATGTTGTCCTCGGTCGGTTCCGCCGCGGCGCCCGTGAGCAGGTTTTCGCGTTCGGCCGAGAAGAAGGGTTTGCCGTCCGGGCTGTAGGTCGGGTTCGACTCCATGAGCGCGACCATCGCCTTGGCGACGTACTCGGCCATAGATTTCCCCAGCTCCTGCGGGATGCCGTTCAGGATGCGGTTGGTTTCGTCGTTGATGACCAGCTCGAAGGTCACGCCGTAGATGCCGCCGTACTTGCCGACGGCGTACGACGGGCCGCCCGCCTCCCAGGACCGCAGGCGCGGGTACTCGCCGTGCTCTTCGATCCCCTCGTAGCCGCGAATGGCGCCGAGTTCGGAGACGGTGTGCTCGCGGAAGTCCTGGGCGTTTTCTTCGCCCAGGTACTGGTCCCAGCGAGACGCCACGCCGCGGAACCGTTCGCGGACGCGGTGACGGATCACCGACTGGAGGAAGAACGGGAAGTCCACGCGACCCTCGGGAGCGCCGTAGGTCTCCGCCAGCTCGCCGCCGTCCTCACCGAGGAAGGCCTCAAGCACTGCGGGATCTTTGCGGAAGTCCTCGAAGATGTCGAAGAGATCGAGGTGCTTGCCCCACTCCCCGTACCGGCCGCGTCGTCTTGCCATGAGCTGCTCGTTCTCCTCTAGGTCGTTAGGACGTGATGAAGGCGTGCCAGGCGTCGGTGTTGACGCGGGCTACGTGGGGGGTCCGGGTAGCGTCGATCTCGTCCACCACACCGAGGGGGAGTGCGGTGTCGGAGCTGCCAGCGCCGGCGGTCGTCGTCGTGATGGTCACGACGTGGTTGCCGCCGGTGAGGGCGGTGGAGTCCGCAGTGATCGCGGGCACGTCCGTGTCGGCGAAGCGGCCGCCGAAGAGGACGACGTACGGGGTGGTCCCGAGTTCGTTGCCGGGGCCGCCGGTCACCGTCACGTCGCCGACGTTGATCGTCGCCAGCGCCTCAAGCGCCGCCTGCACTTCCGCGGCCGAGGCGTTGAATTTGATCGCCGTGGTCTGGGCGCCTTCCCAGGTCAGTTTGAACGTGCCGCCCGTGCCTTCGACTTTCAGCGACTGTTTCTCGTTGGCCGGGGCACCGCCGGTGCCGCCGCCGCCCGAGGTCAGGATCGCGTTGGTCGCGGCGTCGATCCAGAGCTTGTCGCCCTTGGACAGGTTGCCGAGCCCGAGCGTGCCGTCGAGCAGCAGCTCGTGGACGCCGCCCTGGAAGCCGACGCAGGTCTCGTTCGGCTGGATTTCGACGGCGGGCGCCGAGTCGGGCCGGACGAAGCGGTCGATCTGGCCGGTCTTGGTGAGCAGCAGAACCTTGTTGTCCACCACCGCGAAGCGGTTGGTGTGGATCGGCGTGGTGCCGTTGGCGCCACCGGGCCAGACGACCTCGATCCGCTTGCCTGGAGCGTCGTACGGCATTGGTTAGCCCTCCACCATCTCGCGGACCCTCGCCAGGTCCTTGTCGTTGTCGCCGGTCAGGTCCCCGCTCTCGCGGAGGAAGTCGGTGAAGGCCGAGCCCTCGCGCAGCGTCTTCTTCGACTCCACCGTTTTCCCGCTCGGGTCGGTGTTGTCTTTGCCGCTGGGCGCCAGGCCTTTGATCCGCGGCGTGCCGCCCGCGGCCTCGATCAGCCGGACCGAGGTGGCGAGGTCGGCGCGGATGCGCGCCTCGACCACGGCCTCGGCGGTCAGCTCTTTGCCCTCGGCGTCGGTGAGCTGCGCCTCGGTGACGACGATGCCGGCGCGCGGCCCGCCCGCCGTGAGCATGTAGTTCTGGCGGATCTGGTTGGCGTACTCGCCGGGGAGACCGTTGCGCTCGACCTCGGCGATTTTGCTCTCGGCGAAGGTGGCCAGCTCGCGCAGCTCCTCGCGCTCCTGGACGATTTCCTCCGCCATCTCCTCGGCGGATTTGGTGCTGTCGCTGAACTCCTCGATCAGCGCCGAGCGCTGCTCCGACAGAGCGGCGTCCAGGTCAGCTTTGGTGATGGCACCCTCGGCGACCGGGGCAGTGCCGCCGCCGCCGTTGCTCTCGCGCAGGCTCTCGGCGAGCGTCGGGTTCTCTTCCGCGAGGGCCTCGGAAAGCTGCGCCGGCGTCAGCTTGGCGATTTCCTCGCTGCTCATCTCGGACAGCTTCTTTTTCACCGGGCGCTCCTCGTCTGCGTCGTCGGGGTCTGCATCACGCGAAGCAGAATAGGCGGACTCCAAAAGTGAAACCGCCGAAGCCACCTGGGCGGGCGTCGCGTGCTCGGTCAGAAAGCCACCACCGGCGCCGGCGCGCGGGACGAAATCCACGCTGCCCTGCGGGGTGGAACGGATGCCCTCGATCACGGCGCCTTTCTTCGTGGTGTCCCATGAAGGACGCCCGATCCGAGCGCCGGTCGGCCATGCGTTGATCGAGACGGCGAGGGCGAAGGGGTCCTCTTCCATCATCTCGCGGACGATCTTGTACGGGATCAGCTCGCCGACGACGCCGCCCTTGCGGAAGCCGTTCTCTTCGTCGGACTCCAGCGACAGCTCGGGGTCGTACCAGGTTTTGAGCAGGCGCCCGCCGAGTTCCTTCGAGCTGCGCCCTTTCTCCTGGAGGAATTCGGCGAAGGCCTCGGCGATCTCCTCGGCGACGTGGTCCATGTACATCCGCCAGCCCGAGAAGACGCCGGCGTTCTCGGCCAGCATCCGCGGCTCGTAGATCGGCTGGAAGCCTTTGATGGCCTTGCCTTTCGACTGGCACGGGCGGATCACGGCGAACTTGGCGACCTTCACCTTGTGGCCGCCCTCGATCACGCGCTCCTCGAAGAGCTTGCCTTTCTTCGGCACGACCGGCGTGGCCCGCTCGATCAGGATCGGCGCCGTGGCGATCGGGGTGACGCCCTCCAGGAGCTGGACACCCTCCGCCAGCTCGTCGGTGGGCTCGGGCTTGGGAGCGTCGTTCTTCTTCGCCATCGCGTGGCGAGTCTAGGCCAGCCCCGAACGGGAAACCGTCAGCCGCCGATGAAACCGCGGTGCTGCGCGCTCGCCGTCTTGCGGCGGCGGTACTCGGTCTGCATCACCTTGAGGTGGGCGCGCTCCTTCGGAGTGCGGCCGGGGTTGGCGTCGATTTCGCGGCTGAGGATGCGATCGCTCCAGCCTTCGACGGTCTTCGCCGACACGTCGCCGAACGAGGCGTCCGAGTTCGAGCGGTGGCTGGCGAAGGAAGGATCGTCGCGCTGGCCGGGTCCGCCCGACGTGGAGCGTTTGGTCGGCGCCGACGGCAGCGGCAGCCCGGACGGAGTCGTGTGCGGCTTGCCCGGTTTCCCCACGTCGGCGAGCCCGTCGAGGTTCTGTTTCGAGCGCCGCGACCCGGTGAACGGTTTCGCGCCGGGGATCGGCTCGCCACCTTTACTCGGGCCTCGATCGAGCGTGGTCGAGCTGCGCCCTTTCGGTTTGAGGCCGGCGGCCTTGCGCTCTTTGTCGGTCGGCTCGCGGCCGTGCATCGTCTTGAAGTTCTTGATGAGCGTGTCTTCCGAGAAGCGCCGCTGTTTCTCCGCGCCTTCCCGCGCTCGGATCTCGTCCGATTCGTTGCGCGAGCGGATCGCGCCGCCGAGGCCTTTCTCGTTTCGGTCCTTCGCTTTGCGCTCGTTCGCGGCGCGCTCTTTCCTGGAGGGCAGCTTGGCCGATTTGCGTGCGGCCGCGGCGCGGGCGGCGACAGCGTCGGGGTGCGGCGCGCCGGGCAGTTTCGGGTTGTCAGCGGGAAGCGCGCCGACCTTCTGCGACGTATCCACGCCGCTGTGCGAGGTCGTGCCGCCGAGGGATTTTGGATGAGTGGATTTCGCCGAGCGCGAAGCGATGATCGAGGTCGCGCTGGCCTCACCGGCGAACCTGGAGACCATCCCGTTACTGCCGGGATGCGACAGCTCGAAGGCTGCTGGTCCGCTGTCCGGTTTGATCTTCTTCGCAGTGATCCCGTCGGGGAAGTGGACCGTGTCGCCGTGCTTGAGCTTCGACAGCTCGGCGCGGATCTGCGAGTACGCGCCGACGTGCTTGCCGTCGCGGGTGACGTAGCCGGACACATGCGTGCTGTTCTCTTCGAGCGGCGCCTCGCGGAGCCCCAGCTCGATCATCAGCTCGTCGGCGGCGCCCGCCTCGTGCAGCTCGGTCACTTTCGCGAGCGCGTCCTTGTCCACCTTCGCGAGCGCGAGCAAGTCGATCTGGCTAGCGACCTCGGAGGCTTCGGACGTGCCCTTGGCTTCGACCGTCTTGCCGAGCTTCGGGTTGGTGACTTCGAAGCGGGCGCGGTAGCTGCCGACGCTGGGCGCGGTCGGCGCCACGAGCTTGATCGCCGTGCCGTGCGGGAGCAGCACGGTGTGGGTGGTCGAGTTCTGGTCGGCCAGGTCGTAGAGGGCGTTCGAGATCTGCGAGGTCTTCGCCATCACGAGCCCGTTGTCGCGTTCGACCACGCCGACCCGGATGCGCTGGCCCGCGCCTTGGCGGCCGGTCGCCGGCGGGACCTCCGCCTCGTTGACGCGCACGTCGTCGTAGTTGCCGCCGAGCAGGCCCACCGCTAGACCACCACGCCGCCGCGGCTGTAGCGCGGCCGCGATTCACGGCGTCGGGTGGTGGGTGCGCTCGTGCCGCCCGAGATGATCGAGGACTTGGGGCCGGCGCCACCGCCGGGCACGCTCGACGCGGTGCTGATCCGCGGCGGCTTGGGCGCCGACGGCGTGGAGCTGCCCGCCTTCGGGAAGGTGCGCCGTTCGCTGACCGCCCGCGGGTTGGTCACGCCGGTGCGGTTGGTGTACCGGCGGAGGTAGCGGCGGTCGTGCTTGGTGAGCGCGCCGGTTTCGACGGACGAGGCGTTCTTGTTGCCGCGCAGGGCGGCGATCGTCTGCCGGCCGATGACGCCGTCCACCTGGAGCCCGTGCCGTTTCTGAAACTGTTCGACGCGCGCTTTCGTTTTGCCGCCGTAGGTGCCGGTCTCGGAGATCCCCAACCGCCGCTGCACCGCCGAGACCTCACGGCCGCTCGATCCCGTGGTGATGAACTGACCACCGCCGGGCGTGCCTTTCGGCGCGCGCTTGTGGTTGTAGGAGTAGATGCTCGATTTCGGCGTCTTCGCTTTTTCGGGTTTGATCGGCCGGAAGCCGGGGCGCGTGGCGGCGACCGGCAGCATCCAGTTCGGCGTGGCCTCGATCAGCGCGGCCGACTCGGCGACCAGCAGCGTGAAGTCGTCCAGCGTGGAGGCGCCGTACATGCGCGCCCTGGTCAGCATCTCGGCGACCTCGTTGCCACCGAGCGCGGAGCCCACGTCGCGGATGACGTAGTACGCCTCCTCGACCTGGGCGAGGCGGGACAGCGCGGCCCAGTCCTCGGAGAGGTGCTCGGAGACGGTGGCGTGTGACTTCGCCTTCTTCGCCTCCCACTCGGCGATCGCTTTCGCCGCGGCCGCCTTGATGGCCGGGTGGACGCCGCCTTTGCCTTCCGACCAGTTGCGCACGACGCCGACGGCCATGCTGATCGCTTTCGACTCGTCGTGGCCGTTTTTGACCATCGCGTGGGCGACGTGCTGGATGTAGGTCGGCAGCCCACCGGCGCGCGCCACCCAGTTCGACGTTTTCGAGGACGAGAAGGGCTTGGCGCCCTTGTCGTGCGGGTCTTCGCCCGCCTCCTGGATTTGCGCGAAGAAGGTCCCGGTCACGCGGCCAACGGTACCGCGTCGCCGATCGTGATCCCGCCGGCCGCTTCCACGGCTAGCTGGTTGAGCACGGTCAGCGCGATCTCGCCCTGGTTGGGCGGCACGCCCTCGTACGCGCGGCGCCAGCCCTCTTCGGTGCCGCGGATCGCGGCCTGGGCGATGGCGCGGTCGGCCGAGTCCTTGGGCCAGACGATCGCTCCGAGCGGTGGGTCCTCCGAGCGCACCGACTCCGTGGTGACGAGCGGCTCACCTGGGCGGAGCGCCCGCTGCCAGAAGACCTCGAACGGCACGGCTTCCCTGCGAGCTTCGACTCCGAGCTGTCGAAGCTGCTCGTGGGGGGCGTCATACCGTTGCCGGGCGGGCACGTGACGAAGATACCTGAGCGCTAGGCGGCGACGTAGACGCGGTTGCCGTCGTTCGTCGTCACCCGCACGTCGCCTTCGCGCCAGAGCTTCGAGAGCGTGGCCGCGGCCTCGTCGTTCGAGCAGCGCGCCGCGGTGGCGACGGCGCCGATGTTCGCGCCCTGCGAGCCGCGCGACTGGATGAAGGACATCGCCGCGCCCTCGACAGTGCCGGTCGAGCCCTGGCCGGGGTTCGACGCCGAGCCGCGGTCCTCGTTGCCGATCACGGTGAAGACGGGCTCGCCACCGCCGAGCTGCTCGCACCTCACCTTGCCGCCGGCGCCGAGCGCGGTCAGCGCGGCGCGGATCTCCTCGGGCTCGAAGCCGGCGAAGGCCTCGACCGCCTGGCGCTTGCGGAACGTCTGCTGGCGGAGCACCCACGGTTCGATTTCGGCGACGACCTTGTCCACGTTCACCGGCGGCCGCGGCTCGGCCTTCGGCTTCGGCCGGTGCGGCACCCACGGCTCGGCGTCCTCGGGTTCGGGCTCCGCCGGCGGGGTAGCAGCGGCAAGGCTCGGCGGGGAGGAATCGACAGCAGCCGCGTCATCGTCCTCCCCGCCGCTCGGGCTTTCGTCGGCACCGTCCGACGGGGACCGCGGCGGCAAAGTCTCGGCCGAGCCCGCGTGCTTATCCGATGACCCCTCAGCAGCTCCTTCGACGCACTCGGCCATCAGCCGGTAGGCGCGCGACGCGGTGGCGCCCACGGCGTTCAGCGTCCCGTCGGCGACGAGTTCCTGGATCGCGAAGCGGAGCGCGTTCTTGGAACGGTCTTCCCCGATCGCGGCCGCGATCTGTTTCGCCTTCAACCAGCGGCCGGGGTTCGCCTCGAAGACGAGCACCACCGCCTGCTTCGCGGTGCGCTTCTGGCCGGGCGCCAGCGCCGCGATCGACTGGAGGCCGTCGTCGGTCACCGCGGTGGGCTCGGGCTCGGCCGGCGGCGGGACCACCTGCACGCCGGACGCCGCGGCGCGTTCGAGTTCGTCGGGGTCGATCAGCTCGCGCAGGTCGGCGGCGTAGCGCTCGGCGAGCTGCCCCAGCTCGGGCGCGGTGAAGGTGACGTGGTCGGCGCCCAGCTCGCGGACCAGGGCGATCGACGCGGGCACGCTGCCGGTCGGCGCGTGGTCGCGCATCAGCACGTAGAGGAAGGCGGTGAGGGGATCGGGTGACGGCATGGCGAGAACTTATGCGTACCGCCAGACAGCAATAAGCGTCAGCTCGGAGATCCGGCCGGCGCGGCCCGGTCCCAGCCCACAGCCAGATCCGCCCGCCGACTCTCCGGTTACGGGTCGATCAGCGCGCCCGCCAGATCCCGAGCGCCAACCAGGCCATCACGAGCCCGCACGCCAGCGCGATCAGCCCGGCGCCTCGCGCGGCGGCTATCGCCTCTCCCCCCAGTCCCAGGACGGAGAGGATCAGGATCGACCACCACAGCTCGGGCCACTCGCTCCTCATGGGAGAGGTCTACCGCAGGCGGGGCAACAGGGCGGCGTCGGTGGCTCCTCCCCGGCCACGATGAGTTCGAGCGCTTCCTGGTCGTCCTCGTCCAGCGGGCAGCCCGCGTTGTAGATCGCGGTGCAGCCGGAGGACATCTCGATCCGCTCGGCTACCTGGGCCTTCGTCATGCCGGTGCCCTGGTAGGCCATGCGGGCGACGTGGTCCTGGGCGCCGTGAGCGGTCCAGGCGTGCCAGTCGGAGAGAGGCGCCGTCAGCACGTCGTAGCGGACGCGCACCCAGCGGACGATCGCCTCGAAGATCTCCTCGTCGGTCACGGCGCTCCCCACGGCGACGCGGGTGGGCTGGACGGTGGCCACGCCGGTGCGAAGACGCCGTCGCGGAGATCCGTCTTGCAGTCGGGGCAGGTCAGGCCCTCACGAGCCTGGCGGCGTAGCTCCCTCATCTCGTCGGGCTCGATCTTGTCGCCGTCGTTCAGCTCGCGCCCGCCGGCGAGCACGGGCACCGCGGCGGAGCAGCCGGGGCACTTCACGCCGATCCAGGTCCGACCGAGCCCGCTCACGGGGAAGGCCAGGTCGCTCGGTCCCAGCGGTAGAAGTTGCGCCCCGTGCCGCGGATCTCCTTCGGGAAGAGCCCTGGTCGATCGGGGTAGCGCTCGCGCAGCAGCTCCAGGTTCTCGGCGTGCTGCTGGTCCACGTCGAGGCAAGCGAGGAAGATCCGGCGCAGGTAGCTATCCACGGCCGAGGCCGATCTGCCAAGGCATCGCCCCTTCGCGCCAGTACCGGCGGAGGGTCTCGAAGAGCGCTGGCGGCCCGATGTCAGGAGGGAACACCCAGCCGCGATCCGCGTAGTCCAGGTCGGCGTCGAGGAGCGAGAGG